TATAGACCCTTCAATAAAGTTAGATTGCTCGTTTAAAACTGCAACTTTTGTTCTCTGCGTTGGTGGTGTCAATGCCTTTAGTTTTATCTTTTGGTTTTTATCATCCCACCATAGCATAAGCATAGACTGTTCTGTTAGTTCCTCTAAAAGTTTATCAGCACCTTCTGACTCTGATATTATAGTAGAGTAGTTTGCATAAGATAAAAACGTGCTTTTTTCAATATCCCACTCATCAGGTATCCCAGTAGCACCATTATCATAAGGTATGTAATCACTTGGAATATCTCCATAAGTGACAAGAATATCATAAATTATATCCACTACATTCTCATTTGTGTATATTTTGCATAACTGCACACCATCATCTGTACTGTGCGCATCGGCAGTAGTCCCATACTCAGCTCTAAATATACCGTTTAGCGTATCTGGTGATGCCTTAGATGTGTAAAACATTATCTCGTCATTAATGCGTATATATCCACTTGCTGGGTATTCAGCATAACTATCATCCGTTAGCGTTAATGATGTAGCTACTGCGGTTATATCTGTTTTTAATACTCCTGATGATTGGACTGGTACTTGTGCGCGGTCTTTATCTAGCTTCTTTAATATGTCTTTACCAGTTACTATTATTGCATCTTGATTGAGTTCTATCTTCTCTATGATAAATGATCGTGATTCAAAATCATCTTGAGAAAAGAAGTTTACTGTATCATCTACGAATACAAATTTACCAGGCAATAAACTTGAAGATGGAACTAGCGTTGATGTAGGAACTAAAGGAGTCATTCTTTCATTTCGTTCTGCATTGTATCCAGTTAGAACTCTAACAGGTCTTCCATTGTAATATTTATTACGTGCTATCATCTTACGAAAGAACGTACCGCGTGATGTATCGTATGTTCTGTCAGATTGATAAGGGTCTATGCCTCTGTCGTGATGCTTGAAGTCTTGCATCTTAATGCTTACTTTACTTCTATAGCCCAATCCTTTGCCAAACTCAAGTTTAGTAGGTGAGTATGTAATCTTCTCAACTGCTGGAAATGCTCTAAGCCCTACGGGTGAATAAATGTCTTTGTCAGTAAATACGTAGTTCTTTGATGATGCCGTGTAGTTTGTTAAGTCTTTGCAAGTTCCGATAGTGTTGAAGCATTTTTCACCTATAGCGGTACACGGGGAAGTTCCAAACGTAAGACTGCATTGATCTAATTCAAGTTCCGCGATGTTTAGCGGTTCTCGTCCTAGTTCTTTCGCTTTATCTATGAAAGCCATTTTAAACCCTTAATGTGTGCCATGCATCACATCTTAAAGATAGAGACATTATATCACCTTCATTATATCTAGGTGCTTGAATTTCTCCATTAGTTACACAATATACTGCATCATTTGGATAATCATCATCATTCCATGAAACAAAAAATGGCTTAATCTTAGCATGAGTCAAAAATGTAAGCCAGTTGTTTTCTACCCATTGTCTAGTAATAACACTGAAGTTAAAAGATGCAGTTCCTTTTTTAGCTATTACTGAGCGTCCTAAAAGAAGCCCTGTCTCGCTCATCCCATTAAGCACTTTGTCATTTGATTGTAAGTGAGGTAATGAGAAACGACCGTCTAGCCCGTATTCCATTTCCATATACTTACCAAAAGCACAAATACCGACTTTTAAATCAGTAGTACCTGCTGTAAGTTTTAATCTGAATTGAGTTGATGACACTAAAGTAAATGTTCTCATAATTACTTGACTATTTGAGCCGTCCATAGATATTACTAAAGGCTGCCAGTCTGCACCGTCATAGTATTCAAAATCTGCGCTCGATGTTGTCTCACTTAGATTATGACTGAATAATGCAATGTAATCCACGTCTTGAGCTGTTGCAAAAGTCCATGTGACGTAATTAATGCCCGTAGTTGCAACTCCATACCATTCGTATGGAAGCCATGTAGTACAGTTTATAGGCTCGTAATCTACCGCTTGTGATGTTGCAGTTAATGTTGAATAATCAGCAGAAACGTTGTTATATCCAATTATAGGCTTTTTCATGTTCTAATCACCATACCATCCCCTATTTCTTCGTTTACTTGGTCGAATAATGCACGTATAGCTTCAGTTGAAACCATTGCACTATCCCCTAGGTTAATTGTAATTTCTTTTACCGTTGGCTCATCGTCTTCTGTTGCACCGCCTATGTCTGAAGGGGCTACTCCAGGAGTAGTTACAAAGCCACCTCCACTTGTTGGCATAGAAGTTGCTCCACCGCCGCCGCCAAAGGATGAACTCTGTATCGATGATATTTGAGACATCTGCGCACCAAAAGCTAAAGCACCATAAGCAGCTCCAAGTACTGGGCCACCCATTGAAGCACCTACCTTGTAAGCACCCATTACAGCCTCTGGCAACATGATTGCTGCATTGGCAAGTGATAAAGCCTTATTTATTTCAAACATTTCTTTACTTTGGCTTGCTGCTCCTGCCGTCATTTGTTGCATACCGCCCAACACTGTACTTATTTGGTCTTTAGTGCTTTTTGCCATGAACTTCTGTCTATCCGTCATAGACTTAGCCATTAATGAAGTAACTCTGTCTTGATGTTGTTTTTCTGCATCCTCTAGTCTTAATTTTCTTTCATCATCTAATATTTTACCCTCTTGAAATAATAACTCAATAACTTCTTGCTGTTCTTCCCATTTTTGAGTTAGCCCTTCAATAGGGTACAGCGTAGCCATCAAGCGATCTTTTCTTTCTTCTAGTTGTAGTAGGTAGTTTTCGTATGCTTCTACACCTTCAGTAAAAGCTGTGTTGTCTTCTGGGTCTTCAGTTCCGCCGCCGCCAGTTTCCCCTTTTGCATTTATATCAAATGTTGCTGGTTTATCTTTTGCTACTAGTTTTGCTTCTGCTTCTGCTAGTCTTTCACTTGCGCCTATGGATTCCTCCATGGTCTCTTTAGATTTTCTAAGAGTTTCTAAGAACCCTTCTCTTGAGGATATGTTATCTTTTGTCTTTTGATACATTCTTTCAAGCGCTGCGGTCTCTTCATCGTTTAGAAATACGCCTTCGCTTATTCTGAATGATACCCCTGCGATTCTAGCGCCTAAAGAATCAAAAGCATTAGTAAGTTCTACTACCCCTGTGGCTGCACCATAAACAACATTAAGTGCGATAATTCCAAACTCATTCATACCTTTTTTTAGTGAGTTTATATCATCATCTGACATACTATTTAAAAGAGTGCTTAACTCGTTAAGGCCTTGTTTAGAACCTTCAAACACATCTGCTGTCATCTTGCCTGTTAATTGACTCCAAGCATTATCAAAGTTTGATACTGCCTCGGTGTAAGTTCCAAGTGCTTTAAAATCTTTTAATCGTTCCGTTATGGTCTTGACTACGTTGTCGCTATTCTTTAGAACATCGTTTGTTAAGCCTACAGAACCAAGGAAGCGACCTAAATCACTATTTGCCAATACTGTACCAGTTGCAAGACCATCAACCCCTGCAAGCAAGCTATTGAATTCAATGCCTGCCGCTCCTGCCGCTATTGACATTGAGCGTGTGATCTCTACCATATCAGAAGTAGAAGCACCCATATTTTTCATAGATGCGTACATTGATTTATAGATTTGGTTTGTTTGCTCTAAGGTGTGGGGGGTTTGTACGTTTATGCGTTGTAGTTCTTTAAGTGTCTCTATGGACTCTTCTTGTGCTATCCTGTAGCGTTCTTGTACGGGTATAGCTTTATCCTGCATCGCTACTGATAAGGCCACAATACCGCTTCTTGCTTGTTCTACTGCCTTGTTGTAAGACATTCCGCTTGCTATTGCACTCGACACAGCTTTTTGGAGTAGGTATATTGAAGCTACAGATGCAACAGTAGCAGCATTTAAAGATATAAAAGACTTTTCAGCCTTCTTACCGCTGCCCTCTAGCTTGTCAAGTTCCATGCTTGCTTTGTTAAAGTCTTTTGTATCTACCTTAATCTTCAAGCTTGCTATGTCAGTTGCCATTTGCTTCCTTTTGCATTATTATACTATTTTTTCTTAAGAACTTGAAACTATTTAGCTGTTTCCATTCCGCTTGGTGAATAATAAGGTAATGCTCCATCTCTTGAAGAATCATTAAATGCATTTACGAAACTATCACTTAGCTTCTTGATATGGACTATTTCGTTATGTGATAAGTCAAGCTTTGTAGATTGTAACCATGAATTAAGTTCTGTAAAAGTTATAGGTACTATCTTGTCACCATTATTTGTGCAAAAACCCATTTCTTCTAGGTATTTTATTAAATAATACCCTTTATCTATTATAGGAAGGTGAACAGGTCTGTTTAATTGTTTAGCTAAATTAAATCTTGAAGTCTTTAATCCGTGTGGTACAGCGTAATAATACGCTGTTTGTTTTATGTAAGTGTAGTGGTCTTTTGTGGCTTCAAAAAAAAATTACTTTTGTTGCCTATGAAGATATCAACCTGTTCTTTAATCCAATGGAATTCAGAAAAAATCTTAATAAACCCGTCTAAAGACTGTTCAGGTTCTTTTCCATCAATAGTAAGCCCTCTGAATCCTTTAGTGCAATGGGCTAGTATTTCTATCCCATCGTCTTCTAATTCGCTAGAAGCTGCATCTGTGTTTGCCATACGTCTAACCATAACATCACGTACGGCTTGGCGGTATGCTTTTGAGTCAGTACCATATACAGTAAAGACAATATCTGTCTCTTCTTTAGTAACCGGGTGAGTGATCTTTACTTCAACCTCTTCAAGAGGTCTTAGAGATGAAATATCCATTATGGAGCTGCTACTTTAACAATGTCTGAGTCAAGTTCAAAAGTACATGATGCCATTTGGATTGACTCTGCTGCGAAAGATTCTTTAAAGCTCAACGGTGTGCCTGTATAATATTGCTTGTTCCCTGCTTGATCTGTTACTACTGCTGAAATAGAAGTATCGCTACTTACAGCCGCGAGTAAGATAATTTGACCTGCATCAGTTGGAACAGATGCCATTGACAAAGATTGAGAGCCATTGTTATAATTTCCCTTAAACTTATATGTCTTTCTATCACCAATAGGGTTGTGAGTTACTAAGTTGTACTCTTTTCCAACTTCTCCGATTTCTGTTACGTCACCAACTAGAGTATAAGTTAATGATGGGAAGCCTGTAGTGATGTTATCATCGTATGTGGTAGGTAGTGAAGCTGATAAGGCTATTGTACTGCCTGCTGTTGTCTGTGCGCCTGAAGCCATTGTCTTTCCTTGTTTTGGTTTTAAGTGCGTTAATTATAGCATATTATTTTATAGATTAACTAACCATGTTATATGGAATAGTAATCGGGATAAAATACCAACCGTCATCACGCACCACACCAGCCGACGCATAAGGGCTTTGGTCTATGCGGATTGAAGTAGTGCCATTGGTTAAAATCGTGCCTATAGAAAAAGCGTCCATTACTGCTTGTGCGTTTGTAGCGGCTTTAATCTCGCCTTTTCCCTGCTCTATAACTGAATCAATCTGAATAAGCCCGTTATACCAAACGATACTAGCAAGCCCTATTGTCTGCGGTTCGTTGTTTAGCACAAATACGTTTAAGTGGTCTGTCGTAGGCGTTGTGTATTCGATGTTTGGATAATTTACATCTGGTATGCCGACAATAGTTTCTAAGTAGTTGTATACAGCTAATAGCAATTCGTTTTGTTTCATTTATAGCCTCTTTAGATTGTTTTTTATTTTCTGCATTGATATTCTAACCATTCCTTGTGGGGCTTGCGCTGAAAATCCGCCTACTACTTTAGAGCCTGCATTATACCCACCGAACTCCAGTTTTCTTATATATGGAAGGTTGTTTGTTAAATAGAAAATACTGCCTGCTGCGCCTTTAGCAATACTTATTCCTTTCGAGATAGAAGATGCACCCGTCTTATCTTTTGACGATGTAGTTGTGCTTATATGTCTATTCAATGACGCTTGCCAATTCGCACGGGCTGAACCTGTATCAACTGGAGTGTTTATTATCACCGACTTAGTGAGTTCTGAACAAACTGTGACTGCCACCTCATCAAGAGTTAAGCCTGTTTTTTTTGAGAATCTTTTTAAATCGTCCGAGAAACTCATGACCGTATCTGCACTTTATAAATCATTGGAGTTATGCCAGGCTTCACTTCTTGCACGTTCATCACTTCGTATTTGTTTCCACCGTCTATGATCTCGTTCTTTTTATCAATCAATGTATAAGTTAAAATCATCTTATCATTTGATTGTATTAGAGTTCCGTCTACTTCATTGGTCTTGTAAGATAGGAATACGGCTGATATTGTTTCATCTGATGCAACTATCGTAGGGTCAAACTCTGTACCGCTCTTTGTGTTTGTGCGTAGCGTTGTATCGCGCCCGAACTTGTCTATAAGTGTTGTTGCTGTAGACGCTAAAGATGAGTAATCGTACTTCATACTCTTACAGCCCTAACCGTGTGAGTTACATAAGGTCTTAGAATGTCTTGAAGCTT